CCATCGCCTTCAAACCCAAAAGGATCTTGAGCATTTTGAAGATCATCAAGAGGTGTTTTTTGGTGTGCAAATTCAGCTATACCTTCAGGAACAGGTGTAGGTTCAATCGTAATTGGAAACTTTTTTGCTCCAAATAATATATCTACGATTTGACCATAAGCAGCTAATACTTTTGTCTTTGTAATTTTTATGAAAACTTGAGATCGTTCTGACTCTCTGTAAGTCGTACTAGAATCATAGATACCTCTAAAGTTCTTGAACGAAGTCAGCCAACGCTGTTCATGGGTGTATCTCCCATTCTCAGCCCCATCAAATTTTTCTTTTATATATCCAACAAGACCGGGCAGTTGCTCTTCTGGGGTCGCAACAACTACCTGCTCGTCATCGGCTGGTTCAAGAAAGTTATCAGACATTGTGTATTAGTAGTCTCTCTGTTCTGCCATTGCAAACAATGAAGCTTCAACTGTCGGCTTTGACTGTTGCTTTGGTGCATCTTGAGTAAGAACATCTTGTGATGCTCTTGTATCAAATTGCAATCCTTCACGAGTCAACTGGTTTGATCCCATTGGGTCATCGACAGATGTTTTATCTGAGTTCATAATGTACCCTGCATCATAGTTGTAGTTACCTTGTGGCATATTGCCCTCCCTAGTTGGTTGTTAAAAAACTATCTTTTAAGCCTAGTTCTTGTGCAGCTTCTGCTGATAAACCCGCACTATCTTGTACATAACCTAAATTTTCTCCAACACGTGTAAAGGCATCACCAATTTTTGTATCTCCACTAAATATGCCCTCTAAAGCATAATTTGGATTAGAACCAAATCTACTACCAAAAGCTGTGCCTGCACCATATCCACCAAGTCCACCTGCTATAGCTGCACCAGCATCTTGACCAGCTAGTATGGGCACACCTGCACCTATCAATGCAGATGCCATCGGTCCTGCACCAAATATACCAGCTATTGTACCAGCGTATGGTGCAATACTTTTGAGTGCTTTCTTAGCACCTTTAAAAATCTTTTTTAGGAAGAACTCAGGTTGTCCTGTAACAGGATTAATTGAATTAAACTCATTACCTACAATATATCTTTCAGGGTTAATACCCATGTCTAGCATTTGATTGAACAACATTGCTTTGAGTTTAGGATTAGAATCAAGAACTTCCATCGGCACAACAGTTTCACCTTCGGCAACGTGTGCGATGTATGCGTCCTCGTATCTACCTAAATCTGCAATTTTAGAAACCTCAGCTTGGAATGACTCTAAGCCTCTGGGTTCATATTGTTGCATGCTATAATCCATGTTTTAACTTGTTCCTCCGAATATATCCGGCATTTTATTTACTTTAATAGCGACATCTTTTTGTATGTCTTTTTCAGTTGTGTCGGTGGCAGGATCTTGAACGTCTTGATTTGCCTCTTCTTCGGAAGCGTAGACTTTTCCTGTTTTGGCGTGTTTGATAGTTGTTGTAGCTTCTACATCTATCTTAGGGATTCTTTTCCCAGCAATCACGATAGTATCTTCATTTATACCCATTTTTTAGTCTCCTTGCAATCTTTATGTTATCTCTAAAACGCTTATAATTATATGTAAATCATTAGCATTTTGTGCTGTTGCTTTAATTATTTCTGACTCTTTTGCCACAAGTGTGCTAGTCAATATTTCAGCAGATGTTTTAGCTGCAATTGACTTATCTTTTTCTAGTGAAAAGACAGCGGTAGCACTATCCGTCAATGTCAGAGTCAATGTACAAGCATTAGATGCATCATCATTAGATACTCTTATTGACTTAATTATTGCTGTGGTAGCTGTTGGCACAGTATAAACTGTGGTAGCATTCGTTGTTGTCAGATCTACTTTGTAATTTGTATAAGTATTAGCCATTTATGATAAAAACCAACTTATCCTTTCTTCATCATCACGTAACGTTTCAGGTGTGTAAGTATTGTTCAACAAAAATATTAACTGATCTAATGTTTGTATTAGTGTGTTTTGTTGCACTTGATTATATTCTTTAGAAGCTTGAGGTAGTCTAGGTATTTGTATTTGTGCCATTAAGCGCCTCTCATTCCATCAGGTTTTATATCTAGTCGAAGTGTTCCATATCTCCAGTTGTCATCAACTGCATCACTGGCAACCCTAACGGCAACTTGTCGTCCTCTTATTCTTGTATCTTTTTTAGTTGTTGATGTTGTAATATCAAAAGATCCGTGTGAAGTTTGTGTTCCCGTAGGATAAGGTCTAGTTTTAATTGTTAAGTCAACAGTTCCTGACTGTCCTTTAAAATCAGGTATGACTCTACTGATAGACATAAACTGATCACCGTCAGCGATGTCAACATCTCCTGATTCAATGTGAGCACTCATTGCACTACCATCATCATTTGATCCACTCTCATGTAGATAAATAAAAGTTCTACCTGCTTTGAGTCCTGTAATAGTAGAAATGGTTGCAGTCGTATCAGATGCCTCAAACTCAGCAGCGTAAGGATTATCATAAGTGCCTCTATCTGCCCAGGCGCTTCTTGCTAATGTGCCTACATACCAAAGATTTTCTGCATAATTAAATACAACCATTCTATCGATTTGAGTAGAATTTAATGACGGATAGAACCACATAACTTCATTAAAGTCAGTGTTAGCTGCGCAGAATATATCTTGTTTTGCATTTTGATTAAGATCATCAAATACATAGTCTTGCACAGTACAAGGTATCTTTTGCACGGCACCATCAAATAAGAAGAATGAGTCTGTACCCATCCAAAAAGATACACCGCCTACATCTACAGCAGCGTGTAAACCAATACAACCACAAGCAGAACCAAGCTGATTAAAACCAAAAGTCAGTGGCGGACCAATAAACTGCATTTGATACAAAGCTGTATCTGTCCAGATAAGGACAGCACCTCTTGATCGCACTGCGGTTTGTATGACATTACCATCCACTAATCGCTTAGATCCTGCTGTGTTTGTTGCTGTTGGTGTCCAAACATTTTGATCGTCTTGACCAGACCATCGTAAAAACATATTATCCTGTGTTGAGCTATCAGCAATCGTAGTTTCTGTGCCAAAACAAATGACATGTCGATCATCACCTGACACCAACATAAATCTACTTTTTGTGGGTGCATTAGATACATTAGTAGTTGAAGATCTATTTGATGATAATCCACTTGATGTATCCCAATAGAACAATCCACCATTAAATTGTAGTGCTAAGACATCTTCACCCCAGTTATCAAGTGCCCATTTAGCTGACTCCAAAAGAACGCCCTGGCCACCTGTCAAACCTGATCGAGTAGAGTTCCATGTAGATGCTCCCCATGTGCCTGCACCCCAACCATAACCAAACAACGATACGGCTGATCCTGTGTTAATTTGATATGTTCCGTTGGCCGTGGCTCCTGTTGCATCAGAACTAGCCGCAGCTTTTGCCTCAATAGTAAAAGTATTAGAATCAGGAACAGTAAGTATCTCAAACTCACCTTGTAAATTTGCAGCGCTAATACCACCTACCGCACCACTAACACTTGCTATAGTTACAAAGTCACCAATCAAAGCACCATGACTAGAGTCAGTAACTGTAACAGTCGTAGATCCGTTGGTGGTTTCAAATTGTGTAATATTACCTGTGCCTGTCGCACGAATAGGAGTTATGTCGGCATAATTGTTTTCTGAATAAGCGTAAAGTTTTTTATTGGTGCCGTAGATAGCGTATTTAACACCATCAAGACCAGAGTAAGTTAAGATAGCTCTAGTTGCACCTACGAGTGCATCGCTTGTAACTTTTTCCCAACCACCTATTTTTTCAGGTAGTCCATATCGGAATCTGACATTATCACAATCTACCCAACGACCTTCTGCACCGTACTCTGTGTTTTGTTTATCTATCCCAGGTGCTATTTGTAATTTTGTTAATGGCATACAATAATCCCCTAGTTAGTTGCATAGAATGGTATCCAGTAGTCTGTTCCGTTAATATTTACTCTTATATGTCCTGTTAATGATCCGACACTTGTGTCAGTTGTAATACTTGATGATTGATCAGAATTACTAGTACCATCAAATCGAATAAACTCTTGATCGGCATCGCCTTGATCTAATGTTAATACAGCAATGGCTGCTGATGAACTTGCTTGATCGATAGTAACAAACGCACTTGTAGGTGATGATGTGCCCATACCAATTTTGTCAGCCGAGCCATCAATAAAGAATGCGTGTGTTAAAGTATTTGTTTCTGCTCTGAAGTCTACAGAAGCACCTGATTCATTGAATGTAAATCCACCACCATCAAAGTCAATTGCGCCTGTAGCTTTTACGCCACCAACAACATGAAGTTCAGTAGAGGGAGAGTTTGTTTTGATACCAACACGGTCATTACCTGCATCAGTAAAGAATAAGTTAGCATCACCATTGCCTTCAATTCTAAAATCTAAGTCTGCACTAGATTCATTAAAGACAAAAGTGCCACCATCTAATGATGTGTTACCTGATACTGTCAGTGTTCCGTTAGCCTTAATATTTCCTGCATCGTTCAAGACATCGAACATTGTAGAGCCGTCAGAATACAAAATATGTTTAGACCCTGCTACAAGATTAGTTGCTGTTCCACCTGCGGGTTTAAATCCTAAAGTATGTGAACTCATAGTTGTTGCATTATCAACTATGTACCATGTTTCTACAGCCTCACATTGAACCGTAGTATTACCGGTTAACGTGCCTGTTAATTTTATGATAGCATTACTTTGCTCGTCTGTGGTAGATCCATCAGTAGCTGTTAAAGAGTCTGTTGTGCTAGCAATAGCCACAGATACGTAACCTTTAATTGCTGATTCTACTTTTTGTAAATTGTTATTGGTAATATTACCCCAGGTTCCAGAGTTTTCACCTGTGGCTTGTAACTCTAGATTAAGGGAACTTGAATATGATGATGCCATGTTTTACTCCTAATCCGTTGAACCTGGCTCCACATCTACCCAGGTAATTGTTTGTGAGTCGTCTACTTCATTCCAAATAAAGAATGAAGGATCACCCACACTAAAATTAATAACATTTTGAAACGCCTCGCCAAAGGCAGTTTCTTCTCCCAATCCTATAGTAATTTGACCCGCAGTGCTAGTGCTAACATTAGCAGAGGCAGCTACAGTTTCTGTTCCTATAGTAAAACTTGGTGCTCCAGCAGTAGAAGGAGATATAGAAGCACTTGCAGTTACACTTTCATCTCCTAGACCAGCAGAAAATGATAAGCCACTAATAAAAGGCGAACCTACGTTTTGAACACCACCACCTCTAATTGAGGCGATGGCAAACTCAGATATAGTGCCGTGGCCTAATAACATTTTAACTTTATTTATTAACTCTTATGTATCATCTCTAGCTTTACGATTTTTATAATCACTTCTAGCTACAATTAAATCTACAAAAGCCTGTTGTGTGGATGGAATGGAATCCGTAAATGAATCATCATCCATTAACTTCTGCGTCCATTCTCTATGAAATCTTTTCCAACAACTATTAACTTTGCCATCTATAGCACCTTGTATCCAAGTATCTATTCCTGCATTATCTGTATCATTATATAAATCATTAGATAATATAGTTTGTTGTAAGTCTGTTAGTGTTATTGTTTTACTATGATTTGCCATTTTATTGTACCTCCTTTAAGGTTGATTGTTTCATCATTAGCTTAATAAATGTCCTGAGAAAGATGAGTCACTATGTATATCTGAAGATGTACTGCCCCCAGATTGTTTCCATTGAAGAGTGACAGTATCATTAGCATCGCACTCTGCAATATAACTTATTGTAAAAGGTAAATAAGTAGGGTCGCTTGAAAAATTATTTCCAGAAATAATCATTTGTTGTGAGTCATTTGAACCCTCTAAACTTATTTGCACATAAGTTGTACCATCATCAAAATCTTCAACTCTTAAAATAGTTGTGAATATATATATTCCTGCTACTGGTGCAGTGAAAGTTGAGTTTGATGTATTATAGTCTCCATTTTTATCAAACTTTTCTGAAGCAAAAACAATTGTTGTTCCATCTGACAGATTAGTTTGAGTAGAAGAACCCTTTGCTAAAAAGGCAGGTTGACCTGCAATAGTCAAATGACCATTAGCATCTATTTTCACTCTATCAGTTCCGCCTGTTTTAAAATCTATCTGGTCATCAGTATCAGCAGTTATAGAGGTATCTGCATCAGCATCAA